CACCACCTCCAGCGCCACGGTCACCACTATAGTTGTCTGTTCCACCGCCGCCGCCACCAGCAATAACTAGGTATTCTACTGATAGGTTTGAAACTGTGTTGGTGAATGTTCCAGATGATGTAAATGTGTGGATTCTATAATTACCAGAAGTAGTGATTGTTCCTCCAGAAGGCAATGCTGCAACAGTTACAGTAGGCGCATTAGAAGATGGAGTTCCATCGTTATTATTAATACTAATAGCAATAGTATCACCAGCAGTCTGTCCATAGACAGCCGCTGGAACTGATACTGTTGCTGAACCAGATGATACTGAAATATCAGAAACCGTTGCAATAGTAGAACCAGCTTCACTGAATACTACATCAATAGAATTAGTTGCATTTGTAAGAGTCAAAGTTAAAGTTGAAGTAGCACCAGCATAGATTGTTCCAGAAACAGAATCAACTGTAGGAATTAAGTTTGTTGCAACCCACTGTGTCCCATCATAGAACTCAAGTGAACCAGTTTCAGAATTAAATCTTGTCTCGCCTGTATCTGGACTGCCTGGGCGTTGTGCTGTAGTTCCCGCCGGAAGACTGAATCCACCAGTAGATGTGTTAGGTTGGTCTGAAACTTCTGTAGGCCCAACAGAGGGGATTACAACATTATCTAGATTAGATAATAGAACATCACCGTTTGCGTCTAAAAGTTCTGCAAGATTTTTATTTTTACTAGCCATTAGTTCTGATACCTTACCATGATTGGAAGTCCACTAGATGGTGCGAAAGTCATCGTTACCACACCAGTAGACGAATTAACTGAATAGTCCGTAGTTGGCACCATCATCACACCGTTATAGAATACCCATGCACTGTTAGTATTAACACCAGCAGTTGTCAGAGTAAATGTTGTTGTAGAACCATCACCAGTGAAATTATCAATATTCCAATCTGGGCCTCTACGAACAATACCACGAACACCTAAATGTTTTACTTCAATCTCTGCACTAGCGTCTGGTGCAGAAGTGAAGGAAAGAGTTGTTGAGGCAAGAGTATAGTTAGTCGTTGCCTTCTGAACAATACCATCAACAATCACCAACAAAGTATTGACATTTGCTGGAGTTTCTGATACTGTAAAATCTGTTGTTGAACCATCACCAGTAAAAGTATCTGTAGTGAAGGTTTTCATCTGTTCTGTCAACTGAGTCGCACCAATCGAATTGTTTGGGGGAGTCATGTTGTAAGGGCCGATACCCTTATGAATTACATAGATAGATGCAGAAGATGAAACTGTCTCAGAGAAGTTTAGAATTCTGGGTTGATTAGAACTATTCTCATGAACTGAATATGCAACATCGGGTTCTTGACGAACATTGTCGAAAAGAACTTCAATATTACCTGCTTCACTGCCTGGAACGTCAATACTCAACTCAATCGCATTTGAATACGTTCCGTGAGCGCCAGTAACAGAACCAAATGCACTACCAGTAAAATCCTCTTTAGGGAATGTGGTAGATATTTGGTTTATAAATGGAACACCGATATATGCGTCAGACATTATTTTACCCCTTATGCAACATCTTCTAGAATTGATGCAACAACATCAATTGTAGCTGCGCTTGCATAGATACGAACTTCATCGTCACCGTTCAACACAAGTTTCTGACCAGATACCACTTTCAATGCACCACCACTAGGGACAGGAGCATTCTTAACAATGTGATAACTTGCTGTAGCAGAACTGTCATATACTAAGACAGATACTTGAACAGCAGATGAACCTGTGTTTGCAACATCAAGTTCAATCAGAATTGAGTTGACGGCAGAACCATTGTTCGCAGTGTAGACTGTAGTAGGAGACCCACTAGAAGTGCTCACACTTGTTGCGAATGAATTTTTAAAATTGTTTGCCATTCTGATTTCTTCCTTTGTTTATACCTTTATTTATAAGTCTTACCCAAGTGCAATACCCATTGCAACACTAAAACCTTCTGTTGCAACAGCACCACTATTAGTTGGGAATGTGAGTGTAATGCCATTATTATCAATCAGTCCGTTAGAAAGATAGATGTTTTGCCATTCCTTACCAGATGCACCTAAGTCATATGTTCCAGTTGCATCTGGTATAATATTTGATACAATGTCTGCATTGAAATCAATAGAGTCTGTATCAGCATCACCCATTGTGATGTTTCCACCAAGGGTAATATTACCAGTAACATCTAGGTTGCCAGTAATGTCAACGCCAGTATTTGTCGTTGCGAGTTTTGTAGATGAACCGTATTGTAGTTCAACCCCACTGGTTGAATCAACATTAAGAACACCAGTTCCATCGTGAGCAATGATAGAATTACTACCGTCATGATACAGTTGTAAATCATCAGAATCGCCGAACTTTACTCTGTAAGTAGATGGGCCAGTTGAATCATCAAAGTCAATTACGTTAGGCAAAAGAACTGTTGAAAGTCCACTTTGCAATTCTGCAACTGCTTCAATAATATCTGTTACTGCATTACCATTGACTGTAGCAGGAAGATTTCCAATATCACCGACATCTGTTGCCAGTTCATTGAATTCTAGTCTCCACTCTTCAAAGGTAAAACTTGCTGGTGCGTTTCTATCTGACATTAACTTTTATCCACTATTTTCAATAAGAGATTCTTTATTTCATGCATCTCACACTTTAGATTATTTATGTCTCTAACTGCATCCCTTAGTTCATCTTTGTTCTTTTGTGCGGCACGAGAACGAGCAACTGCTGCTTCATATGCAGACAAGTCAGTGTTCACAACACCACGAGAACCAGCGTCTCTCGCCAAGTTAGGATAGTCTTTTACTTTTACAAATTCAGCCATATTATGTTGCCAGTGCTATTGCTCTAAGGTCTTTGATACGAGGAGGTTCAGCAGAATTTGTTCCTTGCATACGAATCTTAATTGCGAATGCGATAAACTCTTCCAATCCATTCACTGTGTATTGTCTCTCAATAAAGTCATATTGATTTACTGAGGAGTTTACATTAATGTCTGGAGTTCCATTTGTATTAAAGTATGTCCAACCGATTTCATCAAATTCAGATGCATCGTCTGAACGTAGGATTTTATACATTACTTGAATTTCAGAAGAGTCGAATCTTACTGCATCCAAGTAACACTTAATTGCAGTAGCAGGAGTTTGCAACTGAACCTTACGAGTTACATAAACTGTCTCACCAGAATCACCTTCTGGGTCAGTTGGTGCAACATAGTCAGATATTGGATATACATCAGAGGATGAATCAATATTATCCAAACGGTTTGCAATTGCGATTACAGATTTTCTATCCAAGTCAACAATTGGTGACAAGTTTTCTCTATCAGAAGTCATTGTGAAAATGAGTTCAAATGATTTTGCACCAGAGAGTTCATTGGTCTCATTGATTGGAGAAGCAATGATTCTTGGATTTGAGAAATAATAGTTATCCGTAATTGGAATACTTTCTGCCTGTGATAGGGTTTGTTTGGTAAACGAAGTTTGATTACCACTTGCAGATGTTCCAGAGGTAGTTCTAACTTTCGCAGTTACAGAAGTATCTGGATGTTCAACTGTTGGAACAAGTGTCTGCAAGGCATCAATCATTGCGTTTTCAGTAACAGTCACACCAACACCCCCCAACTCACTAGAGTCAGTTGCAGAAGTTGTTGTTGAAACAGTGTAAGAGTCAATCTCAATATCACCTAATGCAGAGTGAGTCTTGTTCACTTCTGTCAAAGGAATACCATCAATCTGATACAAGTAGATTGTAGATGCATCACTGTGTGCAGCAGCATCACCCTCTACTCCACGAGAAAGGGAAGTAATTGAAGTTCCAGAGATTGTTCCACTCATTACTTCATTATCTACCTTCACATAAACTGTTCCAGAAGAAGGCCATCCACTTGAACTTGTAAGTGTCAATGTTGTATCACTATCACTGATTCCACCATTCAAGGTTGTTTCAATACCAGATTCAACACCAGAGATTATTACATTGTTTGAAGATGCATACATGTGATGGTCAGTATGAGTAACCTTGACTTTAGAATCTCCACTGATAGTTCTAATTGGATTCTCGCCCAATGTAACAGTTGGAACATCTGTGTTTGTCAATGTCACTGTTCCAGTTGCAGAAGTATCAAACGATGCACGATAGAGTTTGAATTTCAAATCTTCAAAGTCATAAGCAGTCCATGTTGTGTTGTTCTGCGACTTGAAGAGAACACCAAGATATGGTTGTTCAGATACAAGTCGTGAACCACCCACATCAGTTTCACCCATTCGTGAAATCCATGCAAAGTATTTCTGAGAATCAGTAAAGAGAACGATACAATATTCTACACCATCTTTAACATATACTGGTTCTTCAAATGTAAATGTTGTTGGAACAGATGCATCATCAGATATACTAACATCAGCAGGTTCTAGTGTTACTGAACCGAAAGGAAGAACCTTTGTGGTTGGGTAACCATTAGCCATTTCACGAATTTGGCATGTTACAGGAATATCACTGTCCTTACCTTGGAAGAAAGTATCAACTTTAGTAATGAACTCACCACCCTTTGCCTGAGGCATAAAGGACTGTGCCAGCGGATCCCACCATCCCACAATTGCATCACGAGTATCTTGTCGTGTTACATTTTCAGACTGAGATACGTTACGAACTTCAACTCTTGCATTACGAGTTGCAATAATAGTTTCTTGAACTGTGTTCAGAATACCAGTTGCAGAATAAGTTGCCTGTGCAAATGTTTCTGGTTCTGGATTTGTCTCATTAGAAGACGATGAAGTCAATCTGAATACACGGTCACCAGTTCTAAATCTTGGATTACCATTCTGGTTTGGATTAGGAATAAGGAAAGTCCCCTCAATCTTACCAGCAGCAGATGTAATCAATGCACCACCAGTAGAACCACCATTAGGAGTTACATATGCAGTGACGTTTGTTTTATCAAAGAAAGGATAAACTCTTGTCAAAGGTTTCATACCAGTAACAGTGAATGTAATGTTCTTAGAACGAATGAATGGAATCAATGCACGATTAAGAACTCTATCACCTTGTGATTCGTAGTCAATCTGTGCAACCACGTTTGTCTGAATACCTTGACGTGTTCTTGTTCCTTGTTCAGTTGTAGTTGTTCTTTGAATAACTGGTCTGAAAGGAACTTGTCTTCTTGCACGTTGCCATGAGGCTTCTCTAAATGTATTTGAACGAGAAGTTGTCACACCAGACCATTGTGTCTGCCATGCATTCCACACTGTTCCGATTGCGTTTGCGTTTTGAGCAAGAACTGTATCGAAGTTACCTTCTCTGTTTACAATCAAATCTGGGAGACGGTTTACTTCAAACCATTCATCACCAGAAGGAGAAAGTTTACAAATACCTGCCCATGCGAATGAAAGAACAGGGTTAAGGTTTTCAATACGAGTTGCATATGGTTGGTCTACTGCAACCTTATGAGTATAAGGAAGAGTTAGAACATCACCAGTTTTCTGGTATTGGTCATTTGTTCTTTCTGAATCTGTTGTGTTTTCTTCTTGAAGTTCGATTGCCTTCATGTAGTATTTTGGACGAAGTTCACCGGCCTGCATGTCAATCGCATTACGATAGTCTGGGTGTTTAACATCACCAGTTGCATGTCCAGAGAAGTTGTCTACTACGAAACCAGATTTGAATCTGTTCAATCCATTACCATCAAGAATCTCAATACCTTGTGCCTCTTTCTCCAAAAGGTTAAGTGCAGTATAGTATTCCATGTTGTTGATACGGTTTTCAAGTTTACCGATATCACGCATGGTATATCTACGATTGTTCTCTTTAGAGAATGTCGCATCATTAATGTCAATGATGTATGGGTTCAAGTTGATATCTGCAATCTTCATTGCGTTATCAAGTGGTTTAGGAGGAACAGGTTGTTCAGCAGGAGAACCACTTACTACTTTAAACTGTCCTTCAGAATTCAAGAACAACATATCAATACGTCCAACATAGAAGTCGAAGTCATAGATAAAGTTTGAGTTGTCTTTTGGAATACCGATTGTCGAAGAACCAGTTCCAGCAAAACTTCTGTCTTCAAAGTTGAAAGACATAGACGTTACTTTATAAGCAGTCTGTGATTGGATTGTAGATGTTGTGGCAGTTGCATCAGCGACACGAGGTCTGAAATCAACAGTATCTCTCAAGTCATATTCACCAGTAGGTTCAGCAACCTCTGGGTCAACACGAGTAGCAGTGTATGTTGGAATGTCTTCATATCTTACTTGACTGTATGAATCTACTGTAAAGAAGTCACCAGTTCCGTGTGAGAAGTAATCACACACTACGAGAAGTTTACCAGTAGGAGCAACTGAACCAGGCTTGCGAACTAGTCTACCAATATCGTAGAAGTTATCTCTCTGTCCAGTGTCAAGTGTAAACCTTGTTGTTACGTTAGTATCCCCATCAGTAAATGTATCAAGGGTTGCAGTCTCACCAGATTCACCCCCTGTAATTGTTTCACCAGAAGTGAAAGCAACATTGTTTACTGTGATAAAGGTGATTGGAGATTGTGGGTTTACCACTCTTGCAATTGCACCAGAAGTTCCACCAGTAATCAGTTCACCTTTTGTGAACACACCAGTTGCACCAGTGATAGTCCACTGGGGAAGAACTGGGTCAGTTGAATCATTTGCAGATTCAAAGATACCATATAGTTTGTGAATGTCTGCAACACCTAAAGAGATTTCTTTATGATGAGCAGATGTTCCGTATTCAGCACCCCCAGCAATACCATCGTTATCAACCAGAACCATATGCATACGGTTTCTAGTCTTAGTTTTTTCATTCTTGTGAGTGTTGTAATAAGTCTAACTTCTGCACCAGAACCAAGGATTGAAGCAGAGGTAACTGTCAGTGTTCCTGTTCCAGAACCAGTAATTGTTATATTAGAACTGTTAAGGTTGACCACATCACCAGCCGCAGCAGAACCACCAGAACCAGCAGCAATCACAGTCAGAACAAAGTCTGTATTATCTACTGCACCAAAGGTTTCGTTTGAACCAGCAGTAAATGTGACAGAACCAGAAGCAGTAGATGTATCTGTGAATGAACGTCTTACTGTAACTTGCGAATCAGATAGTCCACCATTACTTTCTGTCTTGAGTGTCTTGATTGCATTCTTCTGTAGTTTACGAAGAAGAACGTTTTTGTTTTGGTCATTGAGGTTTGCCCTCTTACGAGTTGCAGCAACCGAAGTGATACCATTAGACAATGCAGAATTAATTGTAAGTGTGTTGTCATCTGTAATTGCATCAATCACTCTTTCTTCAAGAGCACCAGATGCACCAGATGGGAAGGCAACAATATCACCAACTTTCAACTCACCAGTAAAGTCAGTTTGGAAACCGTTGATTGTTGTGCCTGAACCAGAGTAGGTAACAAGTCCTGTTAAGTTTTGAGTTGCACCCAAGTCAACGTCAGCAGTAAAGTCTGGGTCACCAACATCTGGGTCATTCATGTAAACTTGTTTTACAGAACTGAAATCATAAGGAGTGATTGCAGAGATTGTTAAATCTGTATTACCACTGTCTTCTAAAATCTCATCTGTTTCTGTAGAACCAGTAGAAGTAACTTTTTCACCAGCAGTGAATGTTCCAACAACAGAAGCAACAGTAATTGTTGTTCCAGTTGTCACAGCAGTTGCACTGTCTACTTCATTC